GAAGTCGGGCGCTAATTGTTCTATCCCTTCTCCAAATTTAGCATGGTCAAGAATGGCTGATATTAAATCTCCTAACACAAAAAACATAATTTTGTCGCCGGCAATATATTTGTCCATTGTAAAATCTCTGCTTAGCGTGCCAGATTTTTTAAAAGTATCAATGACCTGTGTAGTCCCATCTGCCAATGTTATTTTAACTGTTGTTTTAGTTGCAGTATCTAGTCGCCTGCCTTCATTTTCAACTTTTTCTTTGACTTTGCTGCCGGCATTTTTTGCTATGTCAGCGGACTCGGTGGGGGCCGGTGATATGTGGGTAGACCATGCCGGCATCATCTGTGAGGCATCGGCGGCGCCCTCTCCTTTGGGCGCCTCGGGGTCTCCTCCTTTCAAATCTTCCATATACCGCACGTATCCTCCAAAAGCGGTAGTTTCGCTAGTTGGTACCCACATTATTCGATCATTTGCCATTAACTTTTGTGTATACACAAACATGTTTTCGGCGCGCATATTGGCTTCTAACACCACTATTTTTTTCTGTATTGCGCTCGATGCTTTTTGTAATTCTTCTTGATACTTTTTATATTGTTTTTTGTCTTTGCCTAGGAGGGCATTAAGATCCGTGTCAACGCTCTTTATAATTTTTTCTCTATAATTTCGTTGCTTATCGGCTTGCGTCCCTCGCACTGCTGCATTTAAACTTTCATGTTTGGTTGGTACTGACAGGCCAGAAGTGCCGCTGTAAGTTTCTAAAGAGCTTTTAAAAGCTTTATAATCTTTATTGACAGCTGGTTTTACCTTTACAAAAGTTTCAGTGTCTCCTTGTGCATCTTTCATAAGTTTATCCAGCATCTTTTCAGTGGCTTTTAATTTAGCACTTGCTTTTTTAATATTAAGCAAACGTGCAAGTCCTTTTTTACGAGGCCCTGAAGATGAATTAACTACTTTTTCTAAGTGTGTTAGCTCAAGGGACGCAAGTTGCGCTTTTAGCTGGAGTATATTCACATCATCGCTAACATTATACTGATTCATTATATCAGCTGTGACGCTACTGAATGCGGCTTCGAGGGCGCCTTTGTATTGAATGCTTAATTCTACGGAACCATCTTCTTTGAATTCTAAATCATGTGTAAACATGTCACCAACAAAATTCATTCTTGATTGTTGAATCGCTTTTATAAAATCTTTTCCTCCTTTCATTTCTTTAAGTACTGAATTGTTTTCATTTACATTCCACCCCAAAGACATTCTTATTCTAAAGGCGGCCGGCAATGAACGATCATCTACATCCTCATTTTTCATAGAAGGAGGGTATCTAATTAAATCAGAATACTGAGCGCTAAACCCTTCTTTGGTTGTCCATTGTTTAAATAAAGTTTTTACATCGTTAAAAACTAATTTTAGTGTAACATGCATAATGTTGGCGGAAAAAGGATTTCTTCCTTTACCGTCCATTTTTACATCAACGCTCACTATGCCGGCGTCTCTTCCGCGGAAAGGACTTCCTAAAAGATTTTCTGATGACCAGTCTCTATTAAAGTCAGTATATGCTTTAAAGGGAAAAAGTATTTCAAATACATCTTCTTTATTTTTAAGGTATACTTTGTATATCTCAATATGTGGAACTAGTTGACTATAATCAATTGGGCGGCCATCAAAAAAAGTAATAACCTCGGGGGAAACTGTGAAGTGATTTACAATTGCTTCGCTATCGTTATATGTTTCTATCAGTTTGATATATTTGCTAATGGTGGCGCCCGGGCGATTCCAATCTAAAAGAGGGTTAACGAGAGGGTGTACATAACTCATTAAAAAAGCTTGTTTATACCACGATTGCTTTGTGGCGATATCTATTAATTGTGCTTTACATTTGGCCATTTCAATTTCCTAAAATAAATTTATTCAAACATACTTAAAATAATGTTTAGAGGTTTGGGGACGAGGACAACTTCACCGGGCTCGTAATCGGCTTCTAGAGGAAGTTTGTTAAACCATGGGATAATCCACCACAAAGTGGGATCTCCATAATGTTTCTCCGCTATTTTATAAAAACGGCTCCCTACGCCCCATACTTCATTTTCGTAATCTAGACTTCTTCGTTGTATTTCTGTGGGGTATACCATGTTTGCGGTATCAAAATGATTTATAAACTGCAAATCTCTGCTTGAAAGCTGTTTTATGTATTCTGCATATGCATTTTTTAGCACTTGTCTATTATTATATCTTGAAAAACTGAAAGCCATTTTATACTCCTTTATTACTTCCCACTTAACGCGTCGGTTGTTGTGCCGTCCTTAGCCTGTTGCTGTGGGCTTTGCGGGGCGGCCGCGCGACCGGCCGCGGTGTCGGTGTCCGAGTCTGTTGAGCCAACAATGGCGACGCTTGCGTCGTCGCCTGCACCTCTTTGGATCCCGCTTGGATCTTTGTCTCCGGCGGATCGCGCTTCTACGCCCCTTTTACCGAATTCGCCAGCATTATATGGAAAATTGTGACCGTAACCATTGGGGCTAAATTGATTTTTATACCAACCTACTAATTGATCGTGGACTACTTGAAAATTTGCACGTACTGTTATTTCTCTTGGTAATGCTCGATATCCTTTATCTTTCCCTTGCCTTCCAAAAGCAACATTTTTAGCAATAGTTCCAAGAGAGTGACCAAAACTATTAAAGTAGCCAGTTAAACCATTTTCAACGTCTCCTAAAAAATCACCGCTAGGGAAAAAGCTTCCTATATAATTGCCATATCTAATTTTAAAAAATGGAGGGGCGCCCAAAACAGCAAGAGGGTCTCCATTGATTGTCGTACCAGTTTCATAATAGGCCGGATACAAAAGCTGTGTAAGTAAATTTATATTGCGAATATTGTTAACAACACCGCCCGGGCCGTCCATTATATGATGTGCCTGGCATTTAAAATTTATACTTAGACTTCTTCTTACATTTTGAAAAGTTACAATAGGGTCCATTCGTCCATATGCATCCTTTTCTGAAAATCTTGGCCGAAAGTCTTGACTAATAGTTAAGTCCTCAACTGGAATCAATATTGCTTTGCTTTTAGCAGAAGTTTCATGTAAATTAACATGCATGGGTTCGAAAGAAAATACTTTAAATGAATTTTTGAAATTTGATACTGGTGTTCCCATTACTTTTTCCTTTATCTCTTACTAAAAGTTCCCGGTGGTAATATTTTTTCTATTTCCCCTTCGACAAAATCAGCAAGTACTCTTTCATTAAGTTTTAATATATTGTGAAGAACAATTTTTTGGTCGCCACCTGGAGCTGCTTTTGTTGTTGTTCCTGGTCCTTGTTCAACTTGTACTTTTACAGGCGGTATATTCGCTGGTGCCTGAGTTGGAGGTATTTCTGCTTCTGTAGTTACTCCCCCTTCTCCTGTAACCGCCGCCTTTGCTTTTCCCCACAAGGTTCCTCCTTGCTGTTTTGCAAATTCTACAATATCGCACGATTCTAAAGCTTTATTAGCTGCGTCAATGGATTTGGCAATTGCCATGAAGGCGTCAACTACGTGCGTTTGCAGGTTTTTGCGTGCGAGGGTGCCTACATTTTGCATCGATGAATAAAGTTTGCGCAAAGTTTCATCAACTTGTGTATAGGCTTTTTCATAAAGGACGAGCCCTTCCATGGCCGCGGCCTTCTGTTCTTTTAATGATGTAGCATTTTTTGCAGCGCCGTCTTTCACACTTCCCGCTAGTTGGTCTAAAGTTTTTGCCTGCGTGTCGATGGCTGCAGTGCGTGCATTAATTTCACTAGATTCGCCCATGAAGATTTTTGAAGCTGATTCTACATCGGTGCTAAGCGCTTGCGCAATTGCTTTTTGCATAAAGCGGTCCATGTCATTAAAGCTTTGACCGGTGCTAGAAACAGCCTCTTTGATCATCATAATTCTTTCCGTTTCTGTGGCGTTAACTAAATCTAAAGTATTTAAATAGGGGCCACCTAACATTGCATTAAGATCTCCAACTTGGTTCGCGGCTTTTCCCATATCATCAAATTGTCCGGCAATTTTTAGTACTTCAGACATCCCGACACCAGTTACTCCAACAATAGCATTAAGTTTTTTGAATTGTGCTCTGGCTTGTTCTAGTGGATAGGCCGCTAAATATTGCATTGCTTTGGGCAGGTCTTCACCAACTTGTTTCGGTAGACGCCCCGTTTGTCGAGCAATATTTACAAGTTCTGTTGCGAAATCACGACTCGTTCTGGCAATATTAGATTTTCTGTACGTTTTTCCTAAAGTATCCACTGCATTCGCATATGAGGCAGTATCGAGACCTAATTTTCCAAATATAAATGCTTGCTCTCCTAAGCTTTTAGTAACTTTATCTGCATCCTTTCCTTGGTTGACCATAACAGATCTTAAAGTTTGTGAATGCGTAATTATATCTGTCATGGATTTGCCTACGGTTGCAACGGTGGCGCCTAAATCTCTATTTTCATTAGTAATTCCGATCAGCGATTCGGCATAAGTTTTTTGGCTGCCAACTAAAACACCAATGGCTGCGTCGGTATTCATAACATTACCAGTTAATTTAGCCATTTCGGCACTTTGCTCGCTTACTTCTCCGTAAGCAGTTTTGCCTTGGCCGATAAGGCCGGTGGCGGCCCCGGCGGCGGCGCCTGCAACTGCTGAAGCAGGGCCGGTGCCGGCACTTGCGGCAGTAAAGCCAACTTGTCTTAAAGCCCAAAGAAGGGCGCGGCCAATGGCTCCTGCACCCGGCAAAACGGCGCCGACGGGCGGGGTGCCCGTGGGAGCAACTATGCTGGCGGCGGCTGGTTGCGGAATTGTTGCTCCTACTACGGGCTTGCCACCAGCTTCTGGGCTCAATTTTTTTGCAGCTTTGGCTTCCGCTAACCTTGTTTTTTCAAGATCTAGTCGTTTTTGTTCGATGCGTGTTGACTTTTCTAGAGCTGCTTGCTCTTGTTTTTGTAATTTAATGCGCGTTTCAAGGTTGTTTATTTGTTGAATGGCCGTCGCTTTGTCTTCTTTGCTTAAAGTCGTATTTTTTTCTAGCACTGATCCTATATTTTCAAGAGTGCCCAACATAGCTTCATTTGCTAAAGCAGACTTATCGGTTAACTGGGCCATTTGTAAATAGGGCCCAAGCGTGGCGTCTACGGCTTTGGATAAAGATTCGTATGCTTCGGCGCCTCTAAGCAATTGCTCTGTCATGAGTTTCGCAGCTTCCGCACCGTCACTCAATTCTTTGCTATAATCAGAAATAGGCTCTAAGAGTTTTCCTAAATCTTGCCCCATCGCGGCCAATGTCTTGTTCGCGTCATCTAATATTTTTTTAATTGCTTCTGCGTTTTCGCGTGTTGTTGCCATAAAAAGCCTCTTCTATAAAAAACTACTTCACTATAATTAGTTGAGGTCTTGATTTTTTAGATTATTTTGATTAATTGCGGGAGGGGGTGTTGGCTTCTGCTTCGTCTTTTTTTTGTTTTACAAGTCTATTGAAAAACCAGGTACGTAAACCAACTGGTAAATTATAAGCTTCAATGAGGCTCCAATTGCCATGATATTTTAACAAAAAGAATTGTTCGTAGACTTGTTCCATGTACTCATGCGTTAAACCAAAAAAAGTTAGCAGTGAGAGGAACCTCCATGGTCCCCTCATAACCACACTCTGAGCAACCAAAAGGATGCTTCATATCGAGTGATGGTATTAAATCATCGTACACTTTTCTTATATAACGAGTATGTAAAGCTGGTAACGTATTAATAAATTCATTCAATGGGGAGGGCTCTCTAATCCCATTAACTGAAACAATCACAAACCTTAAGAAGTCCGTTACAGTAGTTTCTGGAAAGTTTCTTTTCTTTTTATGTTCTTGGGTTCTTAAAACCTTTTTTTCGTCGTGACCATTTAAAAATTTAACTTCAACTGTGTATTGTGTTTTTGGCAATGGCACCAAAAAAGTGCCTTCTTCCGTTTTTTTAACATCGTGTTCTTCCATTCTCTTTTCGGTGGGAAACTGTAGTTCTAAAGAATCTAGATCAAAAGAATATTCTTGGGTACTTTCACATTGAGGGCAATTAACAGATGTTTCATAAATAGTTCCATAAGCATGGGCCCGGGCCGCAATGATTAGTGCGTTTTTGTCTCCTAAAAGTAAATCATTTACTTTAATTCTTTTATCTACTAAAATATTTTCAAGCATTCTTTCAAGAGCCATCCCTTTTTTTAACAAAGTTACAGAAGTTAAAATATCTTCTTCTTTTGCAGTCATATGCTTAATCTCTACAACGCCTTGGCCGTGCAGGGGATTATCTGGTGTGTAGAATTGTCCTTTGCTCGGAAGCTCTACAAATTCTGTAGGGGTTATAAACTTTAAAGTGCCTGTTTCCAAAATAGGTTCACTATTTTCTTCTGTGACGGGGGGGTTGGCCCCGAGTCTATTTTCATTAGATCTTGTATTCATCTTTACCTCGTATTTTATTTAGATTTTAAATTATTTTTAATGGATTCTACCAAGCGATCCATTTATCACCATATTTTGTAGCAAGTCGGTCATCGCCGCTAGCTGCAGCTTGTAACCTTCTATTTAATTCTCTGTTGCTCCATCCTTGCTCAAATTGAAAATTTTTATACTCAAATTTTAAATTTACAGTACCAAAACCAGTTCCTGCATAATCAATCTTTGAAAAAGTTGCACTTGTTAAAACTGGTTGATATATACTCCATTCTCCGACCGCGTCCCCTTTGTCGTTTATTTCTAAAATTGAAATAATGCGGGGACCACCTTGTGTGTATCCTTGTATAAACAATTGATACGCTTTATTGGCTGCGCCTTCTTCCATTGCCATCGCAGTTTCTTCGTAATTCCATGTTTTTTGCATCATTCCCAATGCAGCATTAACATGGCCCGTAGTATCGGGCCCTTGTTTGTGGCCTATGTTCGCATCGACTAAAGTAACTTCAATTGGCGCTGTAGTAAATTCTTGAGTAGGATAATCTATTTTAGCATAATCTCCGGAGCGCAATTGATATTCAGATTTTTGCGTTCCAATAGTATTATAACCTGGTCTGCTAAAACTTTTAACCATAAAAGGTGGAAAAGCGTTGGCGTCTGTTCCGCCGAACATAAAATCACTAAATAATAATAGACCTTCAAAGACTCTTTTAGGTCTTACTTGGGTGTTGCTCCAAAATTGCCATGCGCCTGGTGAAAAAATATCAACCATTTTATATCTTATAAGCCTGTGGCGCCCATTTCTTCTCTATATTTATTAATTGTTTGCGCTTGGTCTGGTCCGTTACCCATAATTAATTGCGGTATTGGATTGTTGGCATTTTGTGGTGCACCTTCATATTGAGCCCAGTCATATCGGAATGTTACGCTTACATTTAACATTTCATCAGTATTATAAGCTAGCTCTCCAAACTTGGCATCTTGAATCCAAGCATTATACAAACTCCACTGATCGACTATACGACCTTCTGCATCTAATTGTGCAATGGCTGGAATTCCAAGGGCAGCAACTGCGTTTGCTTTGCTAAAAGAAATTGTTGCAGCTTCTTCTGTTCCGGGAATGGCGTAGCCAGAGGCTTGTAAAATTTTAATTATTTTGGCAGACGCATCTGGATAAACGGGATCTACTAAAGTCACTGCAACTTCATTCCAAGTTATCTTGCCCGGATAATTAAAAGTGTGTCCAATATAATTATGAGCTATATTAGTTATCGTAAAGCTTGGTTTAGCTACGGTTTTAACAACATACGTTGGAATTTGATCAAAGATTAATATCCATCGAAAGCTTCGCTTAGGATCAACCGTAGTTGAACTCCAAAAATTGCTGCCTGCGCCCATTTTTAATTTCTCCTTTTTGTTCTTCTATTAATAAATAGAATCAAATTAAATTTTTAGTCCTCAAAAGATGCTCCTGAATCCGTAATAATGAAATCGATTGCGATAAATTCAATGGCCCGGGCCGGTTTCACATATATTTTTGCATACAATATGTTTCGATCAATAAGGTCTGGAGTGGTAGTTGTCTCATCCAAAATCAATTTATAATCAGTAATTCCTAAGCCTGCTTTTACATCACTTAAGAACGGCTCAACCTTTCCTTTAAACCTGTTCCAAGTTGTTTGAACATTTTGATCAAATAAAATCGTAGCCGCAAATCTTGAAATTTGTTTCTTCAAGAAAATTACCAAGCGGCGAACATTAATTCTATCTAGAGCCGAAGGGG